TTACGACATTCTTTATGGTGCAACTGCTGGTTTAATTCTCGGTGGTGCATTTGGTGCTTTAGCAAAAACTGCTGACCCAGAGTTAGAAGGTGCTGTTGGTGGATTAAAAAAAGCAACAGAAAACGCACAAGTAATAGATTATGCCGAGCAAATGAGAAGGCAGTTTGGAGATGACCCACAAGTTCAGAGCTTGCTGTCATCCACTGCATTGTCTACATCAGCAAATCGTTGGGCAGATGATATTGTTATTCCAAATAAAGCAGATGATTTAATTACTGACTTTCGAGATTTAGAAGATGCGCCATTCTCTGAATGGTCACGGTCTAGGATTGATTTTGTAGGCAGGGGTAAGGGAAGTAAACTTAATACTGTCAGAGATTTTTTTGGTAGGGCTGGTGAAGATGGTGTTGGTTTTAATAGAAACAATGCAACAATGTCTGCAACCGCTGATATTAAAAAAACAATATTATATAATACCGAAAGAGGTAAGGTAGCTGAAGTTTACAATCCAGCAGTTAAGCAACGTGCAAAAGAAGATGGGGTAAATATTGTTGAAAGAAACTTTACAAGTTACCGTTCAAAGTTTGGCACAGAGGTGTCAGACCAAATAGAAAACCCAAGGGCTGATGCCCCTGTTGCCGTACAAAAGGCAGCTAAAGCCGTTGCCTTATCTTTTAGAGAACTTCTAAGAAAAGCAAAAGATTCTGGCTTAAAAGGTTTTGAATCTATACCAGAAAATTTAAGATACTTTACTCACCTTTGGCAACCCTACAAATTTATAGAGTTTTCAGATACTTATGGGCAAGATAATGTCGTTAAATTATTAAAGCAATCTTTGCTAAATGGAGATACAGAGCTTGATGATGAACTTGCCCAAAATATTGCTGAAGGTATGGTAAGAAAAATAAAAAAATCAGAGTTTGGAAAAGACTCTGGACTTGCGCGTATATTTACAACTGATGAAAAAGATATACTGAAGGACATTCTTGTTGAAGAAGAAATATTAACAGAAGACCAAGCGCAAAGGTTGATTAATTTATTTGGTCGCAAACCTTTAGGTGAGCCAGCTAGAGCCAAAAGAAGATTGAAAATTGATGTCGATGCAGAACTCACTTTGCCTGACGGAAATATACTTCGCGTTAAAGACTTAATGGATAGAGATGCAGAACGAGTATATGATACATATGCCCAACAATTAACAGGAAGAATTGCGTTAGCTGAAGTTGGCATTAAATCAGAAGATGATTTTAGAAAAGTTATAGCTGGGATAAAAGAAGAAGCAAAAGCAAAGGGATTAGAAAAAGAAGCGGAAGCCCAAATACAAAACATAGAAATACTTTATGATTTGTTATTAGGAAGAAACCCATCATCCGCCCCATTTAATGCAAAAGCAGGTAGTAAAACAGCTAGGGCTTCTAGGCTTATAGCCGACTATAATTTTATTAGACTAATGAACCAGGTTGGGTTCGCGCAAGTTGCGGAAATAGGCAACATTGTTTCGATAGGAGGTGTTAGGGGTTTAATTCAAGCAGTACCTGAATTTCGTTCTGTTATAAAGAGAGCCAAGAATGGTCAATTAGAAGACCAAGTTGCAAGAGATATTGTAAACTTTCTTGGCGTTGGCAATGAACGTGCTATCAATCAAGCGTTTAATAGATTTGACCCTGTGGAAAATTATGTTGCACAAGGTTCTACTTTCTTTGATAAGGCAGTAGAAGGTTCTATTGCTTTTATGCAACCTTTAAAGAGAGTTACAGCAGATGTATCTGGTATGGCTCCAATAACTTTAATGTTAGAAAGAGTGGCAGCAAGAACTGCTATGCAAAACATTACTGATGCAGCTTTCAAATCTACAAATATTTCAGCAAAAAGATTAGCGGGTCTTGGTTTAAGTGAAGACATGGCTGACAAAATATTTAATCAAATAAAAGAACACGCAGTTACGGTAAAGTCACCCTTCTTTAAAAACCAAAAATTACGCCAAACAAACATGGAAGATTGGACTGATACTGAAGCAAGAGATGCCTTTACTGTTGCGGTCGTTAGAATGACAAGGCGAAGCATACAGCAGAATGATTTAGGTAATTTAAACAAATACATGACAGGAACGATGGGAAAATTAATCCTTCAGTTCAGAACTTTTATGTTAGTTTCTTATTCAAAACAAACCTTACACGCCATGACCGCAAGAGATTTGCAAACGGTAGGTGCTTTTGCGGCAACCACACTTTTTGCTGGTTCTTCTTATGTAGCGCAAACTTATGTAAACTCTTTAGGCAGAGATGACAAAGAGGAGTTTTTAAATGAACGACTTAATCCTGTTGAGATAGGAAAAGCAGCGTTTCAAAGAAGTAGTTACGCATCTATGATACCTGCCGCCATAGATACGGCTGCTTTATTTTACACTAACGAGCCAGTTTTTGCTTACGGTAGAAGCACAGGTCTAGCATCAAATCTAATAAGCGGCATACCTACTGTAGATTTAGCAAATAAAGTTGATAAAGTTGTAAGGGGCGGTGCTAGGTCTATATTAAATCCAGATTTGCAGTGGTCAAAGTCACATCAAAGGTCATTAAATTCATTAGCATTTTTTAACAACGCTATAGGAATTAGAAATGGTCTAAACAAACTTGTAGATATAATGCCAGAATCTCAAAGGGTGGACTAACACTTTAAAGCAAGCGCAAAATAGGGTATAAAGAGTAAGACAGGAGATACCATGACAGTCAGTAGCACAACAACAAGAGTAAGTTATAGCGGTGATAATTCAACAACCGTATTTGCTTACACGTTTAAGATATTTGATGATGACGATATCACAGTAATCTTGCGAACAGACGCTACAGGTTCTGAAGCTGTACAAACAAAGACAACTAATTACAGTGTGTCTGGTGTTGGTGAAACTGGGGGAGGAAATATTACATTTGTTTCCCCTCCTGCTAGTGGCATAACTGTTGTTCTATTAAGAGAGACTGCACAGACACAAACTACTGACTATACTCCAAACGACCCATTCCCTGCTTCTAGCCATGAAGACGCGCTGGATAAGATGACACTAATTATTCAAGACCAGCAGGAAGAAATAAACAGGGCGTTAAAGTTATCTCGTACCAACACAATGATATCAACAGAGTTTGAGGTTGGTGCAACAACAAGGGCAAATAAGATACTTGCTTTTGATGACTCTGGTGAACTTGCGGTTACACAAGAGATTGGTACATTCCAGGGCAGTGATGCTACGACAACAACATCTAACTATAACCAGCGTGACATTGTTAAGTCTACAACAGCAGGTCAGTTAAACAACGTATATATATGCGTATTAGATTCACCTTCAGGTACATTACTGACTAATACAACTTACTGGCAGTTACTTGTAGATGCTGTAAGTGCTGCTACATCTGCTACAAATGCGGCAGCTAGTGCGGCAGAAGCAGCGGCAGACGCGATATTAACAGCGGCAGATGTTGAATCTACTAATGCTGATGTAGTGCTAACAAACGCAGATGTTGTATCTACTAATGCTGACGTAGTCACTGCTGGGAACAGTGCAACGGCTGCACAAAATGCACAAACTGCGGCTGAATTAGCTTACGATAATTTTGACGATAGATACCTTGGTGCAAAAGCCTCAGACCCAACACTGGATAACGATGGTGATGCGCTTATAGATGGTGCTTTGTATTTCGACACAACAAACAACGTAATGAAAGTGTATGACTTAGGCAGTACAGCTTGGTTAAGAACAACACCAACTAGCGCAGAACAAACTAACATTAATACAGTTTCTGGCATATCTGGGGATGTAACTACCGTTGCAGGTATATCATCTAATGTAACTACTGTTGCAGGTATTTCTTCTGACGTAACAACGGTTGCGGCTGACGGCACAGATATAGGTACTGTTGCAGGTATATCTGCTAACGTAACAACAGTTGCAGGTATTAGCGGCAATGTAACAACGGTAGCAGGGGTGTCTGCAAATGTGACTACGGTTGCTGGTATATCATCAGACGTAACAACAGTAGCAGGTGATAGCGCAGATATCCAAGCAGTTGCGGCAGATGCTACTGACATAGGCACAGTCGCTACAAACATAGCTAACGTCAATGCAGTGGGCGGTGACATAGCTAACGTAAACACAGTTGCTACAAACATTGTTGATGTTAATAGTTTTGCTAATCAGTATCGTGTAGGTGCATCTGACCCAACAACATCTTTAGATGAAGGTGATTTAGCATATAACACTACGGATAATGCGTTAAAGTTTTACGATGGTACAAGCTGGACAAGCATAGAGTCAGGTTTGACTGACATTGTCGGTGATGTAACCCCACAGCTTGGCGGTAACTTAGACCTTAATAGCAATAACATTACTGGCACAGGTTCTATACCAGCCGCAAATTTAACAGGAACACTACCTGCAATTGATGGTTCTGCTTTAACTGGCATTAGCACAGATTTAGTTGGCGATACCACACCTCAACTTGGCGGTAACTTAGACACCAACGGAAACGATATCAACTTTGGCGACAACGACAAGGCTGTATTTGGTGCTGGTTCTGACTTGCAGATTTATCACGATGGTAGCGACAGCTACATTGCTGAAGGTGGAAGTGGTACTGGAAGTCTTAAAATTAAGGCTAACAATCTTCTCGCATATAATAATAGCGACTTACCTTACTTCCAAGGCGTTACTGGCGGAACATTTAGAATATATTACAACGGCTTAACAAAACTCGCCACCACCGCTACAGGCGTTTCTGTCACTGGCACAGTAGCGGCAGATACACTGACCCACTCAACCGAAGGGTCAATAACAACTGATTATGTTGTGAAAGGCAGTGCGAAGGCGTGGACTAACTACAATCAAACAGGCAATACTGTTAATGGTTCTTTTGGAATTAGCAGTGTAACAGATGCAACAGGTTCTACATTTACAATAACATATGCTACAGCTTTTGATGCAACAGGTAATATGTGTCCAACATCTACAGGCGCAAACTCATCTACTGCCGCAAGTTCCCAATATACTAATTCGGCAGTTCAAAGCACAACTGTAACACATCACACAGGTTATACCGCAGGAAACGCACAGGCTACCACTGCTTTTAACTATGTCACAGTTCACGCAGATTTAGCATGACACCTGATTTCAAAGGCACACATTTATTTGACAGACTTTGTTGGGCAAAGGAAAACCTTGAGCCTGTGCAGTCTGACTATCGTGTTGTGTATGAAGACAGCGTGGACGAATGTGCAAAGATACTTGTGCCTGACCCAAACTGGATGGCTTGTGCATTGCAAGGCGGCATCTTACCGCCAGTGTGGGTGTATCACGAACTAGCAAAAGACGAAGCACAGCCTGACTTTAAGAAGCACACAAGAGGATACTTGCTACACGAGACTGAGCCTATGGGTGCTATGACAGAAGGAGAAGCAATAGAGTATCTTATACTTAAAGACTGTCCTGCCGATGTTGTAGCAAACTTTGACAGTGGCAACAGAAGAACTTTGGTTATCTGCAAAAAAGAACAGTTACCATCACATCGTGTCTGGCGTAATGCTTGGCGCATCAATCAAGACTTAGCGGCATAGGATATTATTATGGCTGTAACAACATATATCGTAGACAAGGACGGTAATCAGATTGATGCTTCAACTGCTACCGTTCCAGCAAACAGAGACTTTAGAGATGCTTGGTTATTATCTGGCACAGTAATTTCAGAAGACATTACTAAAGCTAAAGAAATATTCAAAGATAAAATTCGTGAGGTTCGTGAGCCATTACTTGCGGCTAAAGACGTTGAACTTATGAAGGCACTAGAGGCTGGTACTAGCACAACTGCTATAGCTACAGCAAAGGATGCACTAAGAGATGCACCTGCCGCACAAGCTATTACAGATGCTACAACAATAGTTGAACTTAAAGCGGCTTGGGATACATCACTACTTGGCGACAGCCCTTACGCATAAGGAACATATGCTATGGATAGCAAGACAGTAACAGACTTAGCAGTAGCATCAGCAACTATATCTACACCGATGTGGCTTAGTGGTGCTAATGAATGGCTTACTTTTATAGTGCTAGTGCTTGGTGCAGTGCTTGCTGCAATACGTATTTATGCAATGATTAAGCGCGGTAAAGATATCTAATGGTAGACCCTGTATCAGCAATGGCGATAGCTGGTACTGCTTTTAACGCATTAAAGAAAGGTGTGAGTATAGGGCGTGACATAGAGTCAATGGGCAAAGACTTATCACGCTGGATGTCTGCTGTTAGTGATGTAGACAGGGCACACCACGAAGCTAAAAACCCACCTATATTTAAAAAACTATTCTCAGGGCAATCTGTTGAACAGGAAGCAATGGAACTGTTTACACAAAAGAAACAACTTGAGAATCAGAGAGATGAATTACGCAAGTTGATTGGCAGTATGCTTGGACCTCAAGCCTGGCAAGAACTTGTGAAGATGGAATCAGACATACGAAAACAACGTAAAGAAACTTTGTACAAGCAAAGAGAATTACGAAAACAGTTTGTAGAAATATTCGCAATTATTTTTTTAGTGATTGTTTTCTGTGGATTTGGTATTCTATTAATATCTTTACTAACAACTAAAAGTGCTTATTGATGTTTCAGCTATTAAGCCCTATAATCAGCCTCGGCAGTTCATACCTTGAAGGGCAAGTGACCAAGCAAAAAGCGAAAGCTACACTTGCACAGACTGAAGCTGAAGCCAAAGCCGAAATTATGAAAACAGCAGCTACCCATGACAGCAAGTGGGAGTTGATTATGGCTGAGTCTACTAAGTCTTCTTGGAAGGATGAACTTGTCACAATAGTTGTGCTAGTACCTGTTGTATTAGTGTTCATCCCAGGCATGGAAGAGGTTGTAGAAAATGGGTTTAGTCGCCTTAGTGAGTTACCTGATTGGTATCAGTATCTTGTTTTTTTGGTGTGCAGTGCTGCACTTGGCATTAAAGGCTTGGACAAATTTAAGGGAAAGAAATGAGTGCAAGAACAATACTAGAGTACAAAATAGTACCAAGGCTTATGATGCTCGTTATGACTGTTATGTATATAAGAGTCCTGGAGTGGGGCATGAGTTTGGAGGATTTATCTACACAACAAAGTTCAATGATAAGTATATGTTCAGGCGCGATGACAGGGGCTTTCGCAGTGTGGCTTAGTTCAGAGAGTAAGAAATGAAAAAGAAATCCACTGTAAACAAGGCAGGAAACTATACCAAACCAACTATGCGGAAGCGTTTGTTTCAGCAGATAAAATCTGGTGGTAAAGGTGGAAAGCCTGGTCAGTGGTCAGCAAGAAAAGCGCAGATGCTTGCGAAGCAGTACAAATCCAAGGGCGGTGGATATAAGTAATGGCACTAAAGAAATCACAGAGAAGCCTGAAGCAATGGGGCAAGCAGAAGTGGAGAACTAAAAGTGGCAAACCGTCCAGTAAAACTGGAGAACGGTATCTACCGTCAGCAGCTATCAAAGCCTTATCGCCAAAAGAGTACGCAGCTACCACGGCTGCTAAACGAAGAGGAACTAAAAAAGGTAAGCAGTTTGTATCCCAACCCAAAACAATAGCAAAGAAAGTACGCAAGTACAGAAAGGTAACATAATGCCAGGAATGAAATACTCACCAAAGCAAAAGAAACTAGCGGCTATGGCTGCACCACGCAAGAAGATTACTGGTGCTGATTTAAAGAAGGCTAGTAAGATGAAGAAGAAAAAGAAATGAACGTAGACCAACTACGAAAAGAGTTAGCCGAGGATGAAGGGTGTAAGTACGAGATATACCTTGACCACCTTGGCTATCCTACTTTTGGTATTGGGCATCTTATTCGTGTTACAGACCCAGAACATGAAAAGCCTGTCGGCACACCAGTTACAGAAGACAGAGTTAAACAAGCGTTCGAGGCAGACGTTGAACAAGTGCTTAACGATTGCACAAGACTCTACGACAATTTCTACCTATTACCTGAAGAAGTGCAGTTAATCATAGCTAATATGATGTTTAATCTTGGCTACCCTAGGCTTGAAAAGTTTAAGGATATGTACTTTAATATTAGTACAAGAAATTGGCAAGGTGCTGCTAATGAAATGGTTAATAGCAAATGGTATCGCCAGGTTACTAACAGGGCTGAAAGATTAGTACAGAGAATGAGGCAAGTCGATGCGTAAGGGGGACTCAAGATTAAAACGTGCAGGAGTTTCAGGTTACAACAAGCCAAAGCGAACACCAAACCATCCAAAGAAAAGTCACGTTGTGGTAGCCAAGTCAGGCGACAAGATAAAGACTATACGTTTTGGACAGCAAGGCGTAAGCGGGGCAGGAAAGAATCCAAAGACTGCCGCAGGGAAAGCCAGGCGCAAAAGTTTCAAAGCGAGACACGCGAAGAACATATCGAAGGGCAAGATGTCAGCAGCTTATTGGGCTAACAAAACTAAGTGGTGAGTTTCATCGTAAAGATTTTCTCAGGCAATACCCTTACTTGATAACTCTTCTTGTCTGGCATCCTCTTCTTTACATAATAGAATTTATTTAAAGCCAGTTTCTTAGTTAAGTAATAGTATTGTTTTGCATCATCCAAGACATACAAATCGCCATAGTTAGTTGTCTTCATAGCATGATTCATGGTTGATGTATCTTTAAACATAATTGGTATTCCGTTTCTTATAACCATCCGTGTTTTCTCCATCCACTAACATTTCTATATTGTTGTTTTGTCAGGTTAGATTTGTGCTTGCCCAGCTTGGTTCTTATTATAGAAGACGCAAAGCCGCCTATTTCTTTTCCTTTCATAACCTCAAAGTTTATAACTTCGTCATTTAATCTCTTTAATTCTTGTCTAAATTCTTCTACTGTCATTTGTTTTTTTCCCAGTTTTTGTGAAAGCAATCATCCAATCTTCTGTAATCGCATAACACTTTGTTGTTGGCAGTGATTACCCAGTCACCATGTTTAATGAAATGTTTTTTGCCACAATAATCGCAAGTAATTTTACGCATTGCTATATCATGGGCAGTAGGTTTCTTCTTAAACATCTAATGTTCTTGAGTTACCCACTTCTATTAGTCTCTCATCGTCCTTAACTTGTGAGCCTGTTGCTGCATACCCTGCTACATCTACGTAGCTGTCTTGATGGTCAGGTGTTTCTATTAGCCTGGCTAGTTTTACACCTATCATCATAGGTGCTACCTGGTCAGGACGTACCTCTGTTTCTAATATGAGAGACCAGAAGTCTGCTATTCTTTTGTGATTAGTATAAGCATCGCCATAGGCAGAGCCTCGTACAGTTACAGCGTCAAGTGCGGCTGTTAATAGTTGTTCTTTGTTCATCAGCTTTCTCCAAATGTATAAGTTACTGAGTAAGGTTTTTGGTGTATCTTTATTTCTTTGTCTTTCTTTGATGCAACAGGTTTAGTTAGCATCACCAGCTTCCAAGCTAAAAGATTAAGTCCATTGTTCCATATTCTTTCTGCCTGTGTTTTTGATGGCGGTTTCTTTTCATACAGTTCGTTAAACTCCATCAGTGTTTTTTTTATTTCTTTGTTCATCCGTAAATATCCTATGGCATATGGCGCAAAGCACCCTGCACTTTCTAATTTCATTAATTAAATTTTTAAGACTGTAGTCAACTATAGAAGAGATGTCTTTCCACTTCTGATATTGCGGTAAATGGTCAAACTCTAGTCCACTTGGGTGGGCATTGTACCCACATATCTCACAACCCTTTGCTACTTTGTAAATGTTTAACCATCTTTTACGAGCCTTCCTTAACTTGGTGACTCTTTGTTTTGACTTTAACTTCCTGTCTAAAAACTTTTCGTGCGTAGTCCACTCTTCGCTTCCATTGGTTTTTCTTCCCCAATAGACTTTACCGTCTTCTCTTTTTTCACCATGTTTACGCACTTGGTTACTCACAGTTGTTAAAGTCAGGGGTTGCCTTGATTAACCGTAAACGAATTTTGTGCGCTATGAAAGGAAATAGATTCAACACAAAAAGTAGGCTCGGCATCACACACATCAAGGCATCAACTGCACCCCTAGGCAGCACTGGAGGGAGTAGCCTACTTAAAAAGGAATATCATCTAATGTATCATTAAGGCTAATACTGGACTCAACTTTACGCAAGCCCTTATCTACACTAACGGAAGCATCCATTTTCTGTGAGATTTGTATGGTTACAGTATCATCCTCATTATCAAATAAACGAACAGAATATTTCTGGTCTCCTCTCAGGGTGATGTCTGTGTTAGAACCATCAACCCAAGGTTGCCAACTGCCATTACCATGCGTGGCTTTACCTGCATCGTTTTTCCAAAGTTTCATTGTTGCAATCTTTTTGTAATCATTAGTAGCCATTTAAAAATCTCCTATAAAAACTTGGCTTCACAATCCCTGAACATTTTTTCAAAATGTTGTGCGCGTTCAGGGCTTCTAGTCTGTATTTCTTTTATCTTAGGTTTCATTTCATTAAACAAAGAATGAACGCCAGACAAACCGCCCACCTTATCTAATCTAATCTTGGTTTGTACATAAAGACTTTTATCTCGGTCTTCATCCGTACCTTTTTCTTCCTTCTTCTCTTCTGCTTTTGGTTCAATCTTTACTTCAGCTTCAGGGAATACTTCCTTCACCTTAGTAATAATCTTAGCTGTATCCTCAGAAGGTTGCGCTTTTAATGCCTCTGCCTTGCGTGGTACTGCATCCATCTCATTAGCTGATGCATACTCACCGCCTGACAATCCGATAGAAGCCAAGGCTCTGCCTACTGCTGATGTCTCACAGTTCTCTAAAGCAGATGTTGTATTAACATGACCTTGCCCTCGTATTTCTTCAGCCATTCCAGAGCCTACAGTCATGCCTTCTGCGTTTGTAATGATAGCCTTTACAACTACGCGATTACCATCGTCAACTAGAATCTGAGTATCAACTCCAAGCTGTAGTCCAAACACAGTTCGGAACGCTTCCATGCGATGCACGACTTGCGTGTACATTTTGCCGCCCCTTTGTTTAATGCCATGAGTTTTGTTTAACTCTGACACATATCCCATTGCATCTATTAATTTATCTGCCATTTTCTCTATCCCTTTGTAATACTATCTTTTCTTGCATATCCATGAACACTATCCAAGCAGCTTTAAGTTGGCTGATAGTATGTTCTGTTACTTCCAAACGCGATTCCAAGCTGTCTCGTAACTGTTCGTTATTTTTAACGAGAGAATCTAATTCATCCAGCCTATCTTTCATGCTTGGTTCTTTATGTTTTTGTTGTCGTTCTTCTTCTTTCTTTAATCTTAGAGCTTTGATGTGTCTCTTCTTATACCAATCAGTAGCCTTGATATCTTTTCTTTTCCATGCGTAAGAAGACCTACCCTTGCCAGGACTAAGTATTTTAATCTCTGGTTTTGGTAAGTAACCTTTCTTAACTGCATAAGAAATAGTGGTGTTATCGTACCCCAATTCGTCAGCTAATTCTTTAAGTGTTATTGTTCTAGCATTCATTATATTCTCCATGCGTTTTTAGCTATGTTAAGTATCTCACCGCCATGTCGCTGTGAGATGGTTGCAAAGTCTGGCTGTACTAAACCAAACAATGTTTTCCAGTTGCCATTGGCAGCCTTCAATAAGTTTTGGATTATCATCCAACGATGTACAATTTCATTCCACGCTTCGTTCAAGCTATCTTCTGACAATGCTCGGCAGTTATCAGCAGTTACTATGTTGTAACCATCGGCTGTAACAAACAATAAGCCTGGTGTAAATCCTGTTGCTTTCCAATACACAGCTTGTTGTAATACCTGCTGTCGTGTTGGTTCTGTCTTTGGCTTTGGTATGCGCCAGCTTCTAGTGCCATCTTTTTTAAGTGGGTTACGCATAGGAAAACTACACTTTAAATCTATCTGCTTTCCATCACCAATATAGTCTAAAAAAAGCATGGTAGGTACATCAATGCCGTCTACCTCTACCCACCTCTGTGACTCACCCTCTATTTCTACATCACCAAAGTATTCTTTTAATCCGTTCACAGAATTGTGAATCATAACAGCTATGTGATTCTTTATTTCTTGATAGTCTTCCATGTCTCTGCCATCATCCCAATCTCTAGGTTGATAAGTCATAAACTCAGTTGTAGCTTTTTGTATAGCTTCTTCTATTGGAATACCCTTCTTCTGCCCTTGGATAGGCGAGTAGTTATCCAATCCTAAATAAAAGTCTGCACCTGTTTGCACAATTTGTCCTGCCCTTGGCTTTGCACCAAACGGAAAGTTCATCTTATATTCTTTACGCAAGTACAGTTTTAAGATGTGTTCATCTACTGTTTGCGTACCTCCTGACGCACTGTTATGTGTCGCGCCAAACTCTTTTCTATATTCTGGTACTTCGTATTCCATGCTATCCCTCATTTTTTTGTTGACAATATACTACCATTTACACACTGTCAACACTATGTTAGAAAAAAATAACAAGGGGGGAAAAACTTTATAAAAATCCCCCCCCCTAGAAATGGCATAACTAGGGATAACTATATACAAAATTAAAGGTGCAATAATGAGACTTATAGACTATATAAAACGAGAAGGCATAAGCCAGAGAAGGTTTGCTATTAGGTCTGGGCTATCACCAGCTTCTATTTGTAGGCTAATAAAGGGTGAACGATATCCGTCAAAGGAAACTGTCATCCGAATATTTACTGTAACGAAAGGTGAGGTTACAGCTAATGACTTTCAGAAAGAAGCACAAGCCAACCAGCCGAATAATGTGTCCACTGTGTGATGGTGAGGGCTGGACTATTGAAGCAGTTGATACGATTTTTGAAGATGTTATCATCGAAGCTGATGTCGAATTGCCTTGCCCTTTATGCGATGGCGAAGGGTTCATTGAAGGCGATAACGACAACGGAATCGGTCAAGTATTCACAATCAATTAGAATTAGATACATAGTGTCGGGTACTAAGCTGCCTAAGGGATGGGAAGAACATCCACTTGGTGGGCATCATGGTGCTAACGGCTATGCAATGGCGGTAAAGCATGACAAACGGAAGAATAAAAGGACGTTCATTTGAATATCAAGTAATCAAGATGATTGATGAGGAGCTTGGTATTAAATGCGAGAGAGATATTGAACAGTATAGAAAGTCAGACAGAGGTGATGTACTTGGGCTTGATGGTTGGACTGTTGAGTGTAAGCGTTATGCCTCTACTCGTGGTTCAGATGGCGGTTACAAGCCTGAGTGGTGGGCGCAAGTAACTAGGGCGGCTAATGCCTCTGTAACAGAGCCAGTATTAATCTATAAATATGATAGACATCCTGTCAGGTGCGTAGTCTTTCTCTCTAGTATTAATCCTGATTACGCTGGTAAGGATAACACCGCTACAATATCCTTTCAGACTTGGTGTATGCTAGTAAGGGAACATATGTAATGGAATACAATAATAACTTTAAATATGATTTGGCTATTGGACAGGCAGAAGAAATTTGGCTTGGTGATTTGCTGAAAGGTGCAAAGTTAGAAGTCAAGCGCGACTTTAAAAGCACTAAGACAGGTAATATTTATGTTGAGTATGAGTGCAGGGGAAAACCATCTGGCATTTCTACTACTGAAGCTGACTACTGGGCTTTCATTCTCAATGGGGAAAGGGTGATAATAGTACCGACAGATTTCCTAAAGGATTTGTGCCGATACTATTATGAACAGGGTAAGACTGCTAAAGGTGGTGATGGCAATTTCTCTATGGGTGTTCTGCTGCCTACAAATAAGTTAGTTTAATATATTTTTAATACTTACTTACCACCCCATTGACGCAGATATTTATTTGTGATAGTTAATTCTTCATTGCTTTCATTGTCGTGCGGCAAGCATTACAGAGCAGTGGTTCACCGCCTTTGCTCATTGCATTACACATACAAAAATATTTTATATAAAAAACATTTTGCATAGGCTGTGTTAAGCATAGTAAGCAATGCAATGACAATGCATTGCTGTACTGTCGCGACATTGTATTACATTGTACGCCATAGCAATAGCAATCCAACAAGTATAAAATATAGAATAGTTACTATGTATATCTCTGTCATTTCTCTATCCTTCATCTAGCATAATTGAATTGATTAATATTTCCACTGTCTTACTGACAGGCACTTCACCTGCCTCGTAATAACGTATCGTCCTCTCTGTCAGTCCAAGCCTGTTAGCAAAGGTTTTTTGTGTGTAATTAAGAAACATTCGTTTCTCTTTAAAATCTTCACCTGTCATTAGTCCTGTATCCCCATTGTAGTATTCAAGTTTCTCTCATCATTGGATTGCATAACCTTACATATATGCCAGCTATCTATCCGCCAATCATCTGTTTTAGATTCTTCACTCTGATAGCCAAGCAACCAGTCTTGTGATTCCTCTGCTGTATCAAACATATAATAGTCTGATTCATATTCATAAAATCTACCCTCTGTCTGATGCTTAATTGTTATTGCTAATAGATGC